ATGACCGCTGACAGTATGAAAATCACTGTCGCCGGACGTGACAAAACGGCTGACCTGATTGACTGTGCTGCCGTTTACAGTGGCGGACAGTGGAAAAACCGCACACTGGAGCAGATCGCGCGTGACCTGTGCGCCCCTTATGGCGTTACCGTTCGCTGGGAGCTTTCCGATAAGGAAAGTTCGGCAGCTTTTCCCGGCTTCACGCTGGACCATTCAGAAACCGTTTATGAGGCGCTGGTGCGCGCCTCCCGCGCACGCGGTGTACTGATGACCAGCAATGCCGCCGGAGAGCTGGTATTCAGCCGGGCTGCCAGCACAGCCACTGATGAGCTGGTTCTCGGAGAAAATCTGCTGACACTGGATTTTGAGGAAAACTTCCGCGACCGGTTCAGCGAATACATCGTCAAGGGGTATGCCCGCGCGAACGGTGCTGAGGGTGATGATATTGATGCGAAAAGTATCGTTTCCCGGAAAGGGACCGCCACTGACAGTGATGTGACCCGTTACAGACCGATGATCATCATTGCTGACAGCAAAATTACGGCGAAGGATGCACAGGCCCGCGCCCTGCGTGAGCAACGCCGCAGACTGGCAAAATCCATCACTTTTGAGGCAGAAATTGACGGATGGAAACGCAGGGACGGGCAACTCTGGATGCCGAACCTGCTGGTCACTATTGATGCCTCGAAATATGCCATCAAAACCACGGAATTACTGGTCAGCAAAGTCACCCTGATACTGAATGACCAGGACGGGCTGAAAACCCGCGTCAGCCTTGCACCACGCGAAGGCTTTCTGGTGCCGGTTGAAAGCGACCGTAAAAACAGGAAAGGCGGCGACAGTAACGGCGGTATTGATGCGCTGGTTGAAGATTATTATCGCAGACACCCGGAGAAAACGCCGCCGTGGAAAGAGTAAATGATTCCGCCATGAACCGCCTGCTGACACCGCTGATGCGTCGTGTGCGTCTGATGCTTGCGCGTGCCGTTGTTAACGTGATTCACGACGGGCGAAAGGTTCAGAACCTGCAGGTCGGTCTGCTGGATGATGAGGAATCTGATGAAGTGGAGCGCCTGCAAAATTACGGGCATTTCAGCGTTCCCCTGCCGGGCGCAGAGGCGCTGATTGCCTGTGTGGGTGCACAACGTGATCAGGGGATTGCCGTTGTGGTGGAAGATCGCCGCTACCGCCCGACAAATCTTGAACCGGGTGATGCAGGCATTTACCACCACGAGGGGCATCGTATCAGGCTGACAAAGGACGGGCGCTGCGTCATTACCTGTAAAACGGTTGAGATTTACGCTGATGAAAGTATGACCGTTGATACACCCAGAACCACGTTTACCGGCGACGTTGAGATCCAGAAAGGTCTGGGCGTTAAAGGTAAAAGCCAGTTCGACAGCAATATTACTGCCCCGGATGCCATCATCAATGGCAAATCGACGGATAAGCATATCCACCGCGGCGACAGCGGCGGAACCACGGGGCCGATGCAATGACCGATTTAGCCATTATCTGGACGAACGGACGCGGCGATATTGCACAGGATGGCATTGATATGCTGACCGACGACAGTCTGACAACCGATGTGACAATCTCCCTGTTTACAGACCGGCGCGCGCTGGATTCTGACACGCTGCCGGATGGTTCAGATGATCGCCGTGGATGGTGGGGTGACAGTTACCGCGACCGCCCCATCGGTTCGCGGTTGTGGCTGTTATCACGTGAAAAAGCCACACCGGATACGCTGGAACGCGCCAGAGGGTATGCCGAAGAGACGCTGGAATGGCTGAAAACAGCAGGCCGGGTAAGTGCGGTTAACGTCAGAGCGGAACAGTTACATCAGGGCTGGTTATACCTCTACATTGCACTGACATTACCGGATGGTTCCGTTATTCCTTATGAGTTTAAAGCAGCATTTAACGGGGTTTAAATGGCTTATTCACCACCGACATTATTATCGCTGATTGCCCGTACAGAACAGAATATTGAACAGCGCCTGCCGGGTAGCTGGCCTCAGGCCCGTGAAAAAACGCTGAGTGCCATTGCTTATGCTCAGGCGGGCCTTGCTGCCGGTTGTCACGAGCATATTTCATGGGTCGGGCGACAGATTATCCCGTCGACAGCAGATGAAGATGAGTTGCTGGAGCACTGCCGGTTCTGGGGCGTGCGCCGCAAACAGGCGACAGCCGCCAGCGGCCCGCTGACTGTCACCACATCGGCAGCGACCACCCTTCCTGCCGGTACACGCTGGCAGCGTGCTGATGGTGTGGTTTACAGCCTGGCTGATGCCATTGTGATTGACCGTGCAGGAACGACGGAAATTACCGTTACCGCACTGGCTGCCGGTGAGGCAGGAAATACCGGTGAGAATACCCTTTTAACGTTGATTACTCCGGTTGCCTGTGTTGTTTCCGATGCCATCACTGTAAAAGGGTTTTCCGGTGGAGCTGATATTGAGAGTGCAGCGGAGCTGCTGTCACGGCTGGAATATCGTGTCCAGTATCCTCCGTTCGGCGGTAATCAGTTTGATTATGTTCGCTGGGCGCGTGAAGTCAGCGGCGTTACCCGTGCCTGGTGTTTTCCGACATGGAAAGGCGGTGGCACAGTCGGGGTGACGTTTGTTATGGATAACCGGAGCAATATTTTTCCACAACCGGCAGATGTGGAACGTGTGGCGGATTATATCGCCGGTCATACTGACCCGATAACCGGCCTGATTGTCGGGCAGCCTGATGGTGTAAATGTCACGGTATTTGCGCCAGAGTCAAAGCCGGTAAATCCACGGATTTATATATCACCGAAGACTGCCGAACTGAAACAGGCCATTACCCACGCCATTAATACCATGTTTTTAATGAGGTGACGCCGGGCGGTGCACTTGCCCCCTCCCGTATTATCCGTGCGGTGGCAGGTGTTACCGGTCTGGATGATTTTGAAGTGCGTTTCCCGACAGAGATCCAGCGTTCGGAGAATACGGAACTGTTAACACCGGGGACAATTGAATGGCTGTAACACCCTATCAGACGGCCTTTCTGCAATTACTGCCGTCAGGGCTTGCCTGGAATAAAAGCCCCGACAGCAAATTATCTGCGCTGGCGCAGGCCATCAGCGACGTGATTGCCACTGCGGCGGATGATGCGCGGCAAATGCTGCGGGAGCGTTTCCCGTCCACATCCCGCTGGTATCTGGGTGAGTGGGAATCACTTCTGGGGTTGCCGGACTGTACAAGCGAAAACGGCACCCTGTCCGAACGCCAGCGGGCTGCCGCGAATAAAATGCGTATGACCGGCAATCTGAGTCGGCGCTTTTATGAATGGCTGGCTGCGCAGTACGGTTTTACCGTCAGGCTGACGGATTCCACAGAAGGCCAGTGGGTTACGCAGGTCAATATTTACGGTATTAAAAATTATCGCAACGCAACGGTGCTGGATAATGTTCTGACGCCGTTACGTGTTTATGAATCGGGTGCGCTGGAATGTTTACTGGAGAAATATAAACCCGCGCATCAGATTTATAAATTTGTTTACCATGACGGAGATAACTAATGTTTTATATTGATAACGACAGCGGCGTAACCGTCATGCCGCCCGTATCCGCCCAGCGTAGTGCTATCGTTCGCTGGTTTTCAGAAGGTGACGGGAATAATGTTATCACATGGCCCGGCATGGACTGGTTTAATATTGTGCAGGCGGAGTTATTAAACACGCTGGAAGAAGCCGGTATTCAACCGGATAAAACAAAATTAAACCAGCTTGCACTGTCCATTAAAGCCATTATGAGCAATAACGCGCTGCTGATAAAAAATAACCTCAGCGAAATTAAAACTGCCGGGGCATCAGCACAGCGTACAGCACGTGAAAATCTGGATATCTATGATGCCAGCCTGAACAAAAAAGGACTCGTTCAGCTAACCAGTGCCACTGACAGCCCCAGTGAAACGCTGGCAGCCACCGCAAAAGCGGTGAAAATTGCGATGGATAATGCCAGTGCCCGTCTGGCAAAAGACCGGAACGGAGCAGATATTCCCAATAAGCCGCTGTTTATCCAAAACCTCGGTTTACAGGAAACGGTAAATCAGGCTTCTGGCGCATTACAGAAAAACCAGAACGGTGCAGATATTCCAGGAAAAGATACCTTCACCAAAAATATTGGTGCCTGCCGCGCATATAGCGCATGGGTGGATATTGGTGGCGATAGTCAGGTCTGGACAACTGCGCAATTTATTTCGTGGCTGGAGAGTCAGGGGGCATTTAACCATCCTTACTGGATGTGCAAAGGCTCATGGGCTTATGCAAATAATAAGGTCATTACAGATACAGGTTGCGGAAATATTTGTCTTGCAGGTGCTGTGGTGGAAGTTACTGGCACTCGTGGCGCAATGACCATACGCGTTACCACGCCGGGCACGTCCAGCGGTGGCGGAATTACTAACGCTCAATTCACTTATATTAATCATGGCAATGCTTATGCTCCTGGCTGGCGACGAGACTACAACACGAAAAACCAGCAGCCTGCATTTGCTTTAGGGCAAACAGGAAATACCGTCGGAAACGACAAAGCCGTTGGCTGGAACTGGAATAGCGGTGTTTATGATGCAGATATCAGCGGTGCATCAACATTAATCCTCCACTTCAATAAGAATACGGGGAGCTGCCCTGCTGTACAGTTCCGCGTGAATTACAGAAATGGCGGAATCTTTTATCGTTCAGCGCGTGATGGTTATGGCTTTGAAGCTGACTGGTCAGAGTTTTACACCACAACCCGCAAGCCATCAGCGAGAGATGTTGGCGCATATACGCAGGCAGAATGTAACTCAAGGTTTATTACAGGTATTCGCCTTGGTGGTCTGTCATCTGTTCAGACATGGAATGGTCCCGGCTGGTCTGACAGGTCAGGTTATGTTGTTACCGGTTCCGTTAACTCAAACAGAGATGCACTAATTGATACAACACAGGTAAGGCCAATTCAGTATTGCATTAATGGGACGTGGTATAACGCGGGGAGTATTTAATTATGATGCACTTAAAAAACATTTCTGCTGGTAATCCTGAAACAAAAGAGCAATACCAGCTAACAAAGCAATTTAACATC